ATTGAGGACAACTTCAACCAAATCCTCAGAGATCTGTATCAGCATGGACGTGAGGTGTATGAGGAGAATTTAAGATTCATCAACGAGGTCATACGGAAGTACCCTATTACTAGGGGAATGGTGTTGCCGGATTTTGAATTTTTCCAGACACAACATTACATTGCTGTTGGGATTTCGGTGTCCCAAACCAATGAGCAAAAGAGAAATACAAAACAAATCTTGAGTACCCCTCAAAGTGAAAGTCAATCCATCGAGCAAGATCAAGCTAAAAGACGAAACCCGACGATGGAAACCCAAAAGTTTAACCCCGTAGACTCCAGAGACCTGGACGCCTGGCAAAAATGCCTGCCTAAAGATGCCGATTTTATCACCAAAGATGATGTTCCTTTGGAAATCCCACCTCACAGTGTTCTAACCTGTAGATGTGGAATCCGCGTCAAGATGGGCAACTTCAATACCCATTTGAAGGCATGCCAAAGTCCCGTCCTTGAGAGTCCCTACGGTGTCACCATTAAGTGCTGCGGCAATGAAGTCTACGGACTACACAACGTGTACCAGCACATCAAGAACAGTCACTCAAAGAGCGACAAGAAGTACCCCACAAAACTGCCTACAGTGAAGGCCACATTTACGTTTTGTGAAACAGCATTCTTCTGCGAGTGTGGATTCAGGACCTCTGACTTTGTCAAGGCCATGAGACACAGGGAACTTCGCTCGAGTGAAGAGTGCAACATGGAACTCAATATCTCTCAAAGAGATCAAGATGACCTTTCAGTTGACTTCGCCATGGATAACCCCCGCTGGAGTCTGTATTCTGAGGTCATGGGAGTTACTGAGCACAAGAGAGACACCAATCTGCATAGAGCCTCGATCAAGAAGGTCCAACAGTACCTCATCGATGCCACCGACGACCATGTATGGTCCAATTTTGATGCAGATGCACATGATCTCTCAAAATTCTCCTTCACGGAGTGTCTCGCATACGGACCCAAATTCTTCCGAAATCTAGGAGGATCCGCATGGAACAAAGCTTTGCAACATCACTACAGCAACAACCCACATCACCCACAGTACTGGGGCGACAAACCGATGTCCCACGAAGCACTGGTTGAGAGTGTCGTTGATTGCATTTCTTGCATCACCTTCAGGCAAAACATTCGTGTCAACACTGAAGAAATCAAGAAAATCTGGGAAGAGAAAGAAACATCTCTCTTGTCCAGGTACTGTGATGAGGACAAGCCAAAGGCTGCAATGCTTTGGACCATTGCGTCGGGTCTACCCGATTCATACCGTCCAATAATCCAGGAGTTCACTAGTCTAAAATTGAACTCGAAACAACCCCAAAT